GGCTCAGTCTTTACTTAAGGTTGATAAAATGTTGTCACAACAAATGCGTAAATTTGGAGACATAAAATCTTCAAACTATAACGCTGTAGCTGATAGAGAACTTGGGGAATTGCAAAATATTTTAAAGCAGTCTTTTATTAATACTTTAAAACAAGCTGATCCTAAAGTAGCAAAAGAATATGAGTTACTGAAGAACTCCTATAAAGAAGGGATGAGCGGCTTGCTTCCTGTACTAAATAAAAACACAATATTAAATTCGGAGAAAAAAAACTTTGAAGCTTTAGGTAAAATGTTGACTACACAAACTAATAGTGATAAAGTTAAAACCTTTATAAACAGCATAGATGAAGCTTATAAACAAATTGGTAAAAGGGAAGGCTTGCCATCCGAAATAGCTTACGGCACAGCTAAGGAAGCAAAGCAAGTCATTAAACACTCTTTTCTTGAAAACTTGATTCCTCTTTCATCTTCTCCTGATTTTGATATTTCTTTATATAACAAACTAGCGACACGTTTTAACAAGCCTGCGGAAAATAAAAGATTACAAGTTATTATGGGAGAGGATTACTTAAGAACTAAACAAATTTTTAATTTATTTGCTGAAGCTAGTAAAAGACCTGAAGGTAATTTAGGTACTTTGTTTTTAAGAAATAAAGAATATTCGGCTATTCAATCCTTACCTCTTATGTTAGGCGCAGGTGCAGGATCAGCCGTTGGAGGGCCAATAGGGGCAGGTTTTGGAGCAAGTGCAGTTTTGACCGCTCCCGTCTTCTTAGCTAAAGTTTCCTCTAATCCTAAAGCTGTGAACAAGTTACTTGCTTTTGAAAAAATGACGTTTAAATCTCCTGAAGCTATGGAAAAGTTTGCAAGCTTTATTGTCAGCGACACAATGGATGCTCTGTCTGAAGAAGAGCAAGCTGAAATACGTAACTACTTTAGATAAAAAAAAAGCCCTCTAGGGAAACCTAGAGGGCTTTAGTTTTATAACAGGTTATAACTCTACACTATCTCACACGCTCCTCCAGTACACGCTAACTCTTGAGAACCTGTAGTGTTGTCTTCCTTCTCAAACTGCTCAAGGTCGTTCCAATCTACATTCATAGGCATCTGCTGTATTAACTCCTGATACTTTTCCTTACTGATGTCTTCATAAGGGGCTTGCTGATACACATGATCACTAACTGGCAACAAACTAATCCCACTGCACAAGTCAAAGTTTTCCCATATCCACTGAGCAACTTCCAAGAACTCATCGTCTGTATAATAAACAGTGATACTTGGCTTATGCTCACACCAGTAGTTCTGATATGTCTTCCAAAGTTTTAACTGTTCCATTGCACCTACTTCAGACACTGTTGTACTGGACTTAGGCGCTTTAACAGGGAAGCTAAACACAGAGGAACTAGGTGACATAACATCTTGTTCTACTGGGAATCCTGCTTGTTCCATAAAGACCGCAAGTGGGTCTTTCTTGTCCGAACGTACTCTTCTAATATAGTGCTTAGAGAAACGAGGATGAATACCAGAGGCACTATCAACAAGCTGAGATACAGTACCACTTGGCTTAACACAAGTAATAGCGACAGACTGATTAATCCCAAGTTTCTCAGCCCATTTCTTATTTGTCTTAACAGCCACATTCTTTAACTCCTCCAACCACTCTGCGGTTTTGTCTGACGTTTTACCTATAACAGGATGATCCATAATCCCTGTCATACTAAGACCTAACAACGCTTCTTCCTCTGTATTACGTTTCCAAACATTGCGTAGGTATCTGAAGTCAGTCAAGGTTGCCTGTAGCGTACCAATAATAGCCGCTGTTTCTACTTTAGCTTTCAGAGTCTTTAGGGTATCGTCTGAACGTACAACAACCTCAGACAAGTTACAGAACTGATTACTGCGTAGTATAATCTCAGAGCAAGGGTTAGTACCAAAGTCCTGCTCAGGGTCTCTACGGCCATTCCTAGCGGCTATCTTCTGTGCCGCCACCCTACTAAAGATACCACGCTCACCTGCCTTAGACTCGTACATCGTCTGCATTTCTGACAGGAACGATTGAAAGTCAGGTTTCTCTGTGTATGCTACACTGTTGTTAGCTAAAGCACGTTGTCCTTCATTCCTCCACCAATCCCCTGATTTAGCTTTAGCCATCCGTTGATCAGATAGGTTAGATAAACTAATTAATGCTGAACGTCTAACACCACCTACAACTACAATGTCTGCAATCTTACATACAATATCGTGGCACTCAATGGATGTCAGCTTACGGCCTTTAGCTTTCTGAAAGACTTCAATACAGAAGTTAAACAAATCTACCAAAGGCTCAGGGCCACTTGCTCTACCACCAAAGGTCTTAAGTCTTTCCCCTGACCCTCTAACTCTGCTTACATCCCACTGAGGTATTTTCCCTGCGTACAGCATAGCAATTAACTCACGGAATGCGGAAGCCCATCCTATCTTGCTGTCGGACACTACAATGAGACTGTCGGTCTTGTGAAAGCTTTCAGCAATCTCAGGTAGCTTATTAATAAAGTTACGTTCAACACTAAAGCCTACACCTGTACCACACATAAGAACATACATTAACTCATCAAAGCTACGAGGTGAGTCTATGTGTAAGTAGCTACAGTTAAACCCTGCTACATTGTCCTTCTCTAAAGCTACCCCTGCTGTCATCATACAACGCATACTAGGCATGACCGCTTGGCTGTGAATAGCGTCATATAGCTTCTGTCCTTCCTTAACTGTAATTTGCTCACGGTCTCTCCAAAACTGTATGTAGCGGTACACTGTTTCTTCCCATGTCTCTCTACGGTTATGTTCTGGAAGCCAACGTGCATAACGAGACTTGTGTATAAACTGCTGATATTGATCCATTAACTGTTCTCCTTAGAAACTATAATTGTTAGCTTGTTTAAGTACCACTTGGCTTTGTTTAAGTCCTCTACCTGTCTTCCTTTGTAATCATAACGCCACAGGTACTTCATACAGTTACCCTTGAGGTATCCTTTGAATGCTACTGAGGACATGGACTCTTCTATAGCTTCAATACACTCAATGTTGCCTGTATTATAATGCTTAGGCTTATTAACTACATCCTCAAGTTCTTCATCAGCCATGTCCACATAAGCTTTCATAGCCTTGTCTATCTTAGGTACTTTTTCAATAGCAGGTATTTCCTTTCGTAATCTATCCCACTCAGCAGGGGTTGCATCATTAAGTCTCATCTTCAGTATCCTCTGTAAATTTATCTCTATTAATAATTAAACGATCTTCAAAAGCTTCCAAAACATCTTCGGGGGTTATGTCCAACACTTCACACAGTAGAACAACATCGTACTCCCTTATTACTTCTTCCTTTAATTCCTCAAGTGTTAGTGACATTTTTATTCCTCACATACTTCAGTAACTCTTTAGTTGTCTTCACAGTGAAGTGAGCAAAACCTTCTTTATCACACCACTGCCCCAGAGTTATCTTGTTACCCTTCCTTACTTTTTTGTTAGGGTCTGACAACACAAATACTAACTCCCAATCTCCGATAGAATCTCTTATGGATGTGTACTTCTGTGTGTCACCTACTCTAAAGTAACCCTTGGCCTCAATCAGTATCTTCTTGTCTTCATGTACAAAGTCTGGAAGATAGTTCTTACGTATGATGTAAGGTAACTTATAAGGCTCATACTTAAACTCTTTATTAAGTTGATCATAAAGAGCGGACTCAAGTCCCGATCTAAAAACCTTCTTCATCTAGTATGATCTCCTGTACGTTAGGTTCCTTAACCACCTTACAGAGAAACTTAGGAGCGTAGGAATAATTGAATACTCTTAAGTCTGGGTAGCAATGTTTTTTGAATTGACAGTAGGAGCAACCAACGGAGAGTTTTAAGTTTCCTGACTTGCCATCGGGCAAAGGTTCGTAACAAAGTAACTCTGGTTCTGGATGCCCCACTAGCTTTTTTACATGTCGTACTCTCTCTGCTATATCCTGAGACAGCGAATCGTAAACTTTAGCATCCTTATCATCCAAGTCGTACTTGAGGTAGGTCAGGTGTCCGTTGGCTTTGTCCATAGCTAACCATCCAAACTTCCTGTCTCCTTCTGAGTGAGCGTAGGCTTTGATCTGATCAATATAACCAAAGGGATCATCAAAGGCAAGCGATCCATCCTTGAACTTCTTAAACCCATAACTGCTTGCTGACTTGACATCAGTAACAACACCGTCAATCTTGCAGTCCATGTGACCAACAATCCCTTCAACTTTACATACCTTCTGTTCGTCAGTTACACTATGTCCTGCCATGCGAGTAAGGAATAACAACATCTCCTCAATCAAGTGACCGTACATAAACTTTACATACGTGTGTGGTAGAATGTCCTCGCCCTCAGTACCATTGACATGATTCCATAGGTACTTATCAGTACGTCCAATGTTAGACAGGCGTAGCTTACGGTTATCCTTACGCTTCTCCCTGCCAAACTCTGTACGCATAAGAGCCTTAACACCTTCACCAAACTTATCAATCTCTGCCTCAACGTCTACGGATGGATCAGCGTCCTTGCTGACCATTAGATCGTAGATGTCTTGCACCAAGTTATCCGTTGTTTTGTTGTTGTTCATGTAAAACCCCTTTGGCTTCCTGTGGTGTACATTTGAACCACTCGTTATTCCTTTCAAACAACTGCTCTAAT